TCAGGCTGATGAGGTAATACAAAACCGCATTCGCGAGGCGGTTATTGATTTTGAAAATCGCCGAAAAAATATTGACAAATACCCAGTCGTGTCACCGGCTGATGGGGTGGCGGCGTATGGCCGGGTCGATGCTGACGCCCCGCCATTGGAGCTTGAGGGTGATGATGCACTGTGGGTTGATCACCTGATGGCGGCAAAGGCTAACAAGTCAATGGCAGAGCGAGAGATCGACATTGCCACTGCTGCCTTGATGGACAGGATGGGCAGCCACGACACGGCCTTTGCGTCAGTCGGCAATCGCCGGGTGCAGGTCAAGTGGCCGACACGCAAGATGCGGGCGCAGCCTGAGAAGGTCGTGCCTGCCAAGCCTGAGACTGTCATGCGCCAGAAAACTTTAACGCTAAAGGAGATTGACTGATGCCGCCAAAGCGCCAAGAAAGCTCGTGGAAGCCGGTTGTCAACGCGGTGGCCGCTTACCACCATTACAATGGCTTCGGCCCCACAGTGGACGAAATAGCCTACGCAATAGGCCGGTCAAGAACCGCCGTCAGGTTTCAGCTAGACAAGCTGATAGAGGATGGCATCTTAACGCACACGCCCGGCAAGATCAGAACGATCAGGGTGGTTGAGTAGATAAGGGGGCGAAAGCCCCTTTATTTTTTGGTGCGCTGCTGGATGCTTTCAATTGTGCCAGCCCCAAAATAAAAGCCAAGGATCACAAGCATAGCGTAATTTATTGTGAACTGTTCCATCACTTTTGTTACTGCGTCTGCGTCACCCCGGCCAGTGATCGTCATGACAAGCACCAGCACATAACTGCCCAAGAACGTAGCCCCAAACATCAAGGCGAGGTAACGCTGGGCAATTTTAAATGGTGCATAAGCGCCCATTAAATCAATCTTGGCTTTACTCTTCGCCGCAATTTCTTCTTCTGTGCTGGTGTGCATATCATCAATTAGCTTCATGCCCTGACTGATAACACTATCTGATCCTAGTATCTTTCCAAGTACACCTAACATTATTTCACCCTCAACATCAGTTTAAGTTTTTCTATCTCAATCTCCAGATCATGCACCCGATTGACCGTATCCTGCACAGACTTTGGCGGCTCAAACTTGTCGATCCAATCATCGTTTTCCTCGACCTCTTGCATCGTTAGCTCAAGGTTATGCTCAAGAAAACTGATGCGCTCGGTCAAACCAAAATAAACCCACACGCTGACGGCGGTAAACGCAATCATGCTGATAAGGTTTCTCAGCGGGATAGTAACCTCGCTGGCCTCATTCAATCTTGTCGCTGCGTTTTTAGTCATCAGCTAACGCCCGCATACGTTTGACCAGCCGGTTTGCCCGGTTGGTTACCTGCTCATACCAGCGGCTGTCAACCATTTCATCAGCCGCGCCTGCCCAGTTGCGTTCATCAACGCAACGCTTCATGCCGCGAAAGCGCTTCATTGTGGGCAATCCCATATTAAACATTTGGTTGGCAATGATCCTCTGAGCCTCTTCGGGCAAGTCAGCAAAATCCTCATAGAGACGGTGGCAATCTTCACGCACGACAGCAATGTCAAGATCAAACAATTGTTTCATGCGGCGCTCAGTAATTGTAAAGCCCTCTGGCTTGCCGTGTTCTGCATCGCCCGGCACAATCTTGTGGCCCACGCCAACCGTCAAATAATTTTCTGTGCAACGATACACGTCTAGCCGCATACCCTCATCAGCGATTAGCTCTTCGCGTAGCTTTTCAATATCCATTACAGCCTCATTTCTTTAGCCAGCGCGACAGCTTTGAGCCAGCTTTCTTCTTCAGCATCGCGAGTAAACGCATCGACCTGCAACCGCTTACTGTACTGCTGTATCTGACTGACGTGGAAGAATAAGCAGCTTCTATGTTCCTTGCCACACAGCACCAGTATGTCATAATCTGCCCACTCCTTTGTGTTACGCGGTAAATACTTCTGCGAACAGCCAGACCCAAGCTGAAAATGATAAGCCGGATTTCGCTTACCTTTAGCAAGTATAAGGCTCGCAGTCTTAACTTGTATCCTAAGCACCGTGTTATCAGTCTTTGAAATAGCCACGCCATCTATTTTATCCTGTGCTGCTTGTGCATACGCCCACCCAGTCATGCCCAATATTACCCCGGCAGCAAAATGCTCACCGGCTAGTCCAATCGTGGTACTCATGTAAGGCCGATAGCCCCGGCTGTTGATACCATAACTGCTACAAACAATCCTACCACAACAACCACCAGCGCAAAAACAGCTAGGCCGATCTTCATGTTTTCGATTGCTTCATCGTGCGCGATGGCGGCAGCCTTGGCAGCAGCTAGTCTAGCCTCTCGCTGTTCGCGCAACGCCTTGTTATGATGGTTGATGATTTCCTGCCACGTTGATGGTTGGTCGGCTGGCTTCGGCCAACGCATGTTGATCATCGTGGCGATCTGCTGCATCTCTTCGTTGAGGCGCTTCGCCTCTAATACAGCGTCAATTGAACCCTTAAAGCTAACATCACTAACCCCGGCCTGCTTGTTGCGTTCCTCGTTTAGTTTTTTCTGCGCCGAGAACAACGTGCCAATCTGCTCCGACAAATCAGCCACTGATTGCACATCGTTCACTCGTGCTTTGATGAATGCTATCGCATTTGACGCAGCAGATACCGCCATCAGCGCCGTGCTTATCGGTTCCATTATGACAGCATTCCTTTTTTCAAAGATTGGCATCGCCATTTTTTAGGCATCAGGCCGTGCGTCATTTCGCCAACGTCACGACCCATTTCCATAGCCCGGCGTTCACAGGCAGCGCGGGTATCGTATGGGCCACGAGTGTCGTGGAACTCGATACAATCGGCAGGGGTCGCTATCGCGCAAGCTATGACGATTGCCTTAAACATTTCCTCGTAAGATCACGCTCAACAGCAGCAGGATTGTAGTGCCAGCAGTGCCTATCATAATATGTTCGATGCGCTTGATACGCAGGATGGTTTCACGCCAGCGTTCAGCACACACTGCCTCATGCGTGTCGATCTGGGCTTGCACTGATGAGGCTGTAGGTTTCATCAGCCAGCGATTTCCATCAGAGTTAGCGTCATTGGAAAACTGTCGGTTCCAATATGTGAACTAGCAGTAGCAGAAAAGTTAGATTGCATTTGATAATTAATTGATGAAGTTGTTGCTGGAGAATCTAAATACTGGTTAGTAATTCTGCCGTGTATACCAACACCTTGACCATAGAATTCATATGGACGATTAGCTGTGTTAAAATAAAACCTAGTAGTACCATCACGAATAGGTACTACAGCCACACCAGTAGATGCAGCAGCGTAGAAATTTACAGACCATTGAACCAGAATTTTAGAAGTTGTAGCGGTAGGCGTAATATCCAAAGTTAAACCAGTAATATCCTCAAAAGTTTCATTATTGGTAGGGGATTCCTGACCTGCTTGTACCTTTTGTTTAACTTGCAACACTGTACCACTAGGCAAACCAGCGGATGTGACTGCGGTGAGAGACTGATTGTTTAACTTTATAAGTGCCATATCTGTCTCCTATGCCTCGTCTGTTTCGTAAGTTATATCAAACTGCATCTCTGAATCGTGCGCACGTGGAGTAGGGTCAAACGGATGGTCTATGGTTGCTTCTCCAACTGAGCCATTAGTTGTTGAATATCTAAATTTTACATACCTTTTATCAGGGGTTGCGAAACCCATCAAAGACATTTTCTCCCACCCCTGCGCTGCAAAATGAAAATATACAGTGCTAGTCTCAGGGAAATAAGTTGATACGTTTTTAACTTTAAAAGGCAAACCATAAATACTAAGCGATTGACCACCCGCAGAACCATTAGCATAGGAAGCTGCTGAATAATCTAATCGCAAATTAAAATTAGCATGAACTAAATTCCCTATCCTAATATAAGTACCTGCTTGCGTTAAATATGAACCCGACCCAAAAGCATCAGTTTCGTATGCCGTAGTAACATTAGCAGTGCTCCAATGCGGAACAAATGTACCAGTGCGATAAAACGCATTGCTGCTAAGATCAGTCATCTTAAATGTGGATGCTGTTGTTTCTAAGTTCGTAGGAGCTATTGTTGCTGCTAGCTTTGCAGATGTAACAGCATTGTTACCAATCTTAGCAGTAGTAATAGCACCATCAGTAACGCTGCCCACACCCAGCACATCACCAAGAGCCACAACAAAGTCTATGCTGTCGCTGCTTGTTAGTGCGCTGTCAAAGATGAGGTTGCTGCCGCTCACTTGGAAGCTATCTTGGCAAGCCTGAATGACACCATTGAGTGAAACCAGTAGCTGATTGGCAGTCTCTGGATAATATGCTGCGCCACCTAGCGTCAAAGCGTAGGTTGCTGTTGCAGAGGCGGTCAGGGCATCAAGCTTGTGGAAGCCACCTGAGATTGGAGCTTTGCCGACATAGGGCATTAGTCAGCCTCCTCTATTGTAAAGTCATCATCAGCATCATTGTGTCTAGCTAAAAGATGGTCATATTTTTCATTGCCGACATTAGCAGGGATAATTGATTGACTGCCATCTGCGTTTACTGCAATTACTGTAGTATTAACCAGTGAGTCGCCATTCATATCCGTACCGCTAACATATTGTGCTGACGTAAAATTAAAATTAATCATTTTTATAACTCCGCACTAACTGAAGCAACCGCATCACCATTGCTTCCACCAGACTTTATAAATATCATTTGAGAACCTTTATAAAGAGTAAATCCATTTACCCCTATGCCTGTAGCTGTTGGAGATGGAACAGTGTAACTGTTAAAACTGTCGATAGATGAAGGTGCTGCTCTTTTTTCTACTTTAAACCCAACATCAAGCCATTGGTTGGCGGCATTGCCGTTAAGTGAAACTGACATAAAAGAATAACCATCGCCACCACTTGAAACTGCGTGACCTAGCAATTCAAAATACCGCTGACACCTAGCCAACTCATCGCCATAGCTGCGGTGTTCAAACGGCGTGGCAGTCTCGCCTACCTCAAGCTGAACTCCAGTAAGGTTTAACTCCCATCCCGCTGTACTAGTGTCACCATCCGGTTGGTGAATAGATATATATAAATGGCTAGTGTTATCTATTGTTCCCAGCCCAGAAAAAGATGGAACATCAAATGTAAAAACAAATCTTTGCCACGATGATGTCAATGTTACTGTGCTGATTAGTGGGCCAGTAGATGATTCATATGGGCTAACCCTACTTATTCTATCAAGTCTAACTGTATAACTGCCACCAGCAGGGTTTGTGCCTTTAGCGTAAAAACTAAATGTAGCCTTTCCTTCGGGCAAAGACTTTACGTCCTCAACTTTATAAACCAACCCACAGTAGTTATCCCCTGCGGATGTAGCTTGTTTTAAGTATTTAGAACAACCAGCAACCTCAGAACCTAAAGCAAATGTTTCTTGAGTTGTTGTTGAAGTGCCACCAGAAAGTTGGTGATACCATCTGTCCAAAGAATATCCTTGAGCAGTAAAGGATTGCCCCCGCTGTGCCACCTGCATCGCACCATTGATGATAAGATTTCTCGCACCAGCAAACTGATCTTGACTGGCTGGTAGTATTTTCGATAAAGCCATATCAGCCTCCTATCCTGCTATTTCCATAACCGTTATGTGTGTAGGAACAGGCGCACCAGTACCCGATAATTCTTGCCCAAGTCTTGCAGTAGTAGCTGCATCACCATCGTGGTTATATGAACGAAAGCGCAATCCGTATGTGATGTCTGATGCAGTGGCGGGGCTATCTAAGATAGTCATGCTACAAGGGAAGTAGGTTACCTGAACATTAGTGACAGAATTGCCACCTGCTAAACCAGTATACTGCTGACCTAAGTTTGTGCTGTCTCTATATATGGTTGCGTACCAAGCATCATTTCCATCATCTGCACTGAAAACTCCACAACAAGTGATAAGGAATTTAGATGTTGCTGAAGATGGAGTGATTGTAACTTGAGCCGTGTTGCTTGCTATATCAAATGTCTGGCTAACAGTTGTTCTTATTGAAGTATCTGAAGCAGCTTTGACTTGAAGCACAGCACCGCTAGGCATTGTTAATGCTTTGGCAGACAAGTCTAAGCTTGCAGCTAACTTAGCGGTACTAACACTCGCATCAGGCGGCACTGTCGTTTGCAAAGCCAGTGAGTTGTAGACAACATAAATATCGTCTGTCGCTACCACTGAGCCAGTCAGTGTAACGGTTACGCCATCAGCCCCAACAGAATAAGCTGTTGTAGGCTCTTGCCTCACGTTATTGATAAACAGGTCAATGCCTTCTGCGCTGGCAACTGCGTGTGTTAGCGTCAAGCTAGTACCAGTCGCACCAGTCAAATCCTGCTTGGCAGG